GGTATAGGTTGATATTGTAACTTTTCGAGTGTTACAGAAACTATGCTTTGTAACCTATTTGTAACTTTTTGGTTTTTGCTCGGGACTAGTGGTGGCGCGTAATGTAACAATGTAACCTTTTTTGCGCCATTTATGAGGTGATATTTTTGTTTGTGTTTTTATGTTGGGAGATAATCTGCCAGAGTGCCCTCGAATAAAGGATATATATAGATATTCTTAAAAAAGTTACAATATAAATAAATAGATAGATAGGTTACACAATAACCACCTTTGCTACTTGCTACCGTCTCAGTGTTGTCTGTGTGTGTCTGTATGTACCAGACTTTACCTTTGTAACTTTTCGCCCAATAAAAAGGTTACAAATGGGTTACAAAAGGATAAAAAGGTTACAAAGCAAAAGTTACATTACGTGTGTAACAGTGTTACACGCTAGGCTCAACGCAGTGCTATATTACTGGTATCAAAAAAATGAAATTTTTTTAAGGCGAAAAAAAAGCCCCTCAATTGAGGGGCTAGATTGGTTAGCTGATTTTGATGGTGATATTTTGAACATCTTTTACTATTGATTTGTAAACATCTTCAGTCAAGATCTTATTGGCTTTCTTGCTGAAAGCTACAAGCTGTTCTCTTAGCTTCACCATATCGTCATTTACTTTCAGCGCTTCCTGTTCATCTTCAGGTAGCTTAGCGCGTTCGGCTTTTCTCACCGCATCACCCAAGCGTTTAACCCATGTTGAAGATTGCTGAATCAATACTCGACGGCGTTTGTGTCGTGCTACTGGCAATGTGGCTTCAGCTTCAGCATCTGACAATAAGAAATCTGCTCTTTCCTGTTTATCCTTAATGCGTCCAACCGCATTGGCTATTCTATGTTCATCATAGAAAGCTATTGTGCCAGTCCCTTTAGGCTTCTTAGCTTTCTCACCATCTTTAGGCTTACTGACTCTAGGTGAGTAGAAATGCGTATGTGGTACAATACCCACGAATGCGCTAGCTATTGCGTCACTAGTTTCCTTAGCATCTTTCAGCTTATCCTGTACCGCATTCACTACGCCGTCAGCCTTACCAAATTCAGTCGCCATTAGGATTGTGTCGTTTGCTTCAATTACTTGTTTTAAAGTTTTCATAATAGTATTTCCTTTAGTGTGTGTAACAGTGTTACACGTTGATTCAAAAGCACCATTGCTCTTGATGGTTCACATAGTAACACATTAGCCAGAGTTTACCATAGGTATGGGGGGACACCCCGATTTTATTATTTTTGAGTCCCATCGCTTATGTATTACTAATCTGAGCGAATAAATCGTATTTTTTTGAAACCCCCCCCCCACCTTGTTATAAAAACGCTGGTCAAAAAATTTTTTGTGTGTTACTTTTGAAAACTAATCCAAATATGAGTAGATTACGTATGGGTCAGGCTTTAGTGGAAGGTAACGCGAGTCACATAGGTAGGGTAGGTGAGTTCTTTGCGGTATATAAGTTAGAAAAGTATGGTATTGAGTGCCACCATGTAGACCGTTCCGGCATAGACTTGTGGTGCCAATCGTTAGACAATTCGTTATTCACATTGCAGGTCAAGTCTGCAAACCTATGCCATTTCAACCAACATAATAAACGTAGGGGTATATCTGGTTATTCTTTTAACTTGCGTGCAGACCACACCGCAGATTTCTTTATGTTTATCGCTTTGGATCTGGAGAGGTTGCTTATAATGCCTGCGGCAGAGTTAGAGGGTAAGAATCAATATCGTTTGCTACCCTCTGACTTTACACAAGAAGACGAGTTGGATGGTGTTAGTATGCTGCGTTCCTTTAAAAGGGAAGATCATCTTCAAAAAAGATGCAAACAAGTCCAATAGATACAACGACGCATGCGGATGATAGAAACATTAGTTCGGCCAAGAGAGTACTCCAGTAAGTAGTAAGTTAGGGAAGGCGGCATTATATACATACTGGAGTATACATTCTAATACATATTGTTTATATTTCGCATGATTTTTGGTAATGGGAAAGTGTCATAATAAATACTTTTTATATTTTTATGTCATTTGGTGGCAAATGTGGCAACCTCCCCGGAAACCCAGCCCCCATCTGCCCTACAGCTTGCCACATACATGACAAGTGTGATAATAAGTAAAAATGTCCCATACCTTGTTGTAACGTGTTATCAGGAGTGTGTAGTATAAAACTTGTACTTCTTATAACTTTTTGGTATATATACACCTACGGTTAATAACCTGCGACTAAAATATGACGATAAAGCTCGAGCCAGACACTGGCGTTCCTGTATATGATGACGATCCTACGGTAGATTTATCTATGCGTGCGCGTGCCGCTACGGTAACGGCAAAGGAACTAGAGAAGGAAGGCTTAGATTTGACTCCGACTGCTGAAGATGAGGCTGTTGCGAGTATGTTGACTATGTCATACGCAGAAGATCCCGAAAAAACATCTAAAAAAGCTACAAAAGCGCGTGTTGCAGAGCTGACACCGGCATCTTTGGTGCTTACAAACAATATTTTAGGTGAATTTGGGCGTTCTGTGGTCGAATCTGCTGTATCTGTACGACATTTAATAACAAATAAGTTGATTTTAGAAACAGAAAACCCTGATGCTAAGATAAGGCTACGTGCATTAGAGTTATTGGGTAAGATTTCTGATGTAGGACTGTTCGCTGAGAAGTCAGAAGTGACAGTTACACACCAATCAACAGATGATTTGAAGAAAAACCTCCGAAAAAAGCTAGAAAAACTCGTAAATCCGCCTGAAGTTGATGACGACGCAGTCGTAATCGACGCGGAGACGGTAGATGAGTGAATTCACACAAGAAGAAGTCCAACAAATGTTGGATAACTTGGACAATTTTAGCGAAGAAGAGGTCATTCAGATCGAAAAAATGGTGGATGAGCTAGATAATCGCCATAAAAACCAAGCAGCATACGATGATTTGATAGAATTTTGCAAAAGAATGATGCCTGACTTCATTGTAGGTAAGCATCACCGCATTTTGGCGGATATGTTGATGGGTTTAGAGGATGGAAGTAAGGATCGGGCATGTGTAAACATCCCTCCTAGGCACGGAAAGTCCCAATTAGTGTCAATTTTCTTCCCAGCATGGTTTTTAGGGCGAAATCCAGACAAAAAAGTGATGATGGTGTCGCATACGACTGATTTAGCGGTAGATTTTGGTCGAAAAGTGCGTAATTTGCTCGGTTTACAGGACTATAAAGACATATTTCCTACTGTACAACTAGCTACGGATTCTAAGTCTGCAGGACGTTGGAACACCAATATGGGCGGTGAATACTACGCATGTGGTGTAGGGTCGGCACTAGCTGGTCGTGGTGCACACCTATTATTGGTAGATGACCCACATTCTGAGCAAGATGTTATTAATGGTAACTTTAGTGTGTTTGAAAAAGCGTACGAATGGTTTACGTTTGGTGCTCGTACACGTTTGATGCCCGGTGGTAGGGTAGCAATTATCCAGACTAGATGGCACATGGATGATTTGACCGGCCGTGTAGTTAAGGATATGAGTCATAATGATAAATCTGACCAGTATGAAGTTGTGGAGTTTCCTGCAATTATTGAAGTAAAAGATAAGGAAAGTGAAGAACTTGTAGAGAAACCGTTGTGGCCTGAGTTTTTTGATTTAGCTGCGTTGGAACGTACAAAAGCGTCAATGCCGTTGTTTCAGTGGAATGCACAGTATCAGCAACAGCCAACAGCAGAAGAAGCGGCTATTGTAAAAAGAGAGTGGTGGCAGATATGGGAGAAAGAAAGTCCTCCTATGTGTGAGTATATTATTATGTCACTTGATTCCGCAGCAGAAAAACATAATAGGGCTGACTTCACTGCGCTAACGACTTGGGGTGTATTTTTTAACGAAGAGACAAATGCACATAACATAATACTGTTAAATAGTATAAAGGAACGTTTAGAGTTTCCTGAGTTAAAAGAGTTAGCTATGGAACAGTATAGTATGTGGGATCCAGATGCGTTTATTGTAGAGAAAAAGAGTTCAGGCGTTGCTTTATATCAAGAAATGCGCAGAATGGGGCTTGTTATACAAGAATATACCCCTCATAGGGGATCTGGTGATAAACTAGCGAGATTAAATTCTGTATCTGATATTATTGCATCTGAACTTGTTTGGGTACCACAGACGCGATGGGCAGAAGAAGTTATAGAAGAAATAGCGGGATTCCCATTTATGAGTAATGATGACTTGGTGGATTCTACAATTATGGCGCTTATGCGGTTTAGGCAGGGCGGATTTATACGGCTACCTTCAGATGAGCCAGATGAAATAAAATACTTCTCGAGAAGAAGTGTCGGATATTATTAGAGGTTAAGAGATGGCTATTGAGAAAAGTTTAATGACAGAAGCTCCTGAAGGCGAAAACCTAACA